CCCGCCTCACCATCAGCCAGGACAAATCTGCACAGGCCGCCAGCCGCCCGCTGCGCTCCCTTGCCGACGACATGACCAGCCAGGCCATCGACGAAGCCATCGCCCTGGGCGCAGCCGCCCGGAATCCGGCATGGAGCAGCATCGGCCTATGAACAGCATCCTCGTCGCCGCGCCGGCAGTCGAGCCCTACACCCTTGCCGAGGCCAAAGCCCTGGTGCGCACCACAATCAACAACGTAGATCACGATGCGATGCTGACCCGCCTCATCAGGACGTCGCGAATGATGGTGGAAGACCAGACCGGCCGCACCATCGGCTCGCAGCAGTGGCAGTACAGCCAGGCATACTGGCCCAAAGCCAGGTATCTCACGCTGCACGTTTGCCCGCTCATCAGCGTGCAGTCCGTCACCTATGTCACGACCGACGGAACGCAGACCCTGAACGCCAACACTTACACCGTGCAGGCCAGGCAGGACACCTACGGGCGAGTCGTCCTGAACACCGGGCAGAACTGGCCCGCCGCGGTGCTGCTGCACCCCGGCCTCACCGTCGCCTACACCTGCGGCCACACGCCTGTACCGGAACAACTCAAAGAGGCAATCGGGGCGCTCATCGTCTACTGGTACGACAACCCGGAAGCGGCCATCGCCAGCACCGCCTACAAGGCAGAGGTGGGCGTCCTGCCGCTGCGCTATCAGGAACTCATTGCGCCATTCAAACTTTGGGGACGTCGATAACATGCAACTCATTGCCGGCAGGACCAAGATCGGAACCTATCACGAAATCGCAGCTTCCTCTCACGGCATTGCCCTGGTCGCCGGTGTCAGCCTGGCGCCCAACGGCACGCAGCCCGACCAGCGCCTGACCGTGGACAACACGGTGCGGCAGTTCGGCGCTTTCCACGAAGAGACGTCGGCCATCTACTGGACATCCGAGGCCGCTGAGTGCCGCGTCACCTTCGACGGCTCCGACCCCACCGCCAGCAACGGGCACATCATCCCGGCGGGCGCATCAGGCACATGGTCCGTCGCAATGGCCGCAGCCGCCAGGTTCATCCGCACAACCGCCACATCTGCCATCATCCACGCCAGCCAGTTGCGATAGGCAAGCATGAGCACACGCACGCGCGCCCAGGCAGGCAACTACAATCGTCAGGTCGACGTCCTGCAAGAGGTCGTGACGCAGGACAGCTTCGGCCAGGAGCACCGCGCATGGTCCGTGTCATTTCAAATCTACGCCGCCAAAGAACCGGAATATCGACCCACCGATGTCTTTGTTGAAACCAGCGCCGCCCATCACTACGAGCAGAAAATCTGGTTTCGCACCCGCAAGGATCATCCGTTCAATCAGACAACCATGCGGCTGCGCGATGAAGAGGGGGACTATGAAATCCTAGCAATCGAAGACCCAAGCGGGCACAACAAAGAAGTGCGGATGCTCTGCCGCAAAGTGAAACCATGACCGTCGAAGAAGCCATCTTTGCCAGATTGACAGCCACCGGCAGCGCCACCCTGCCGCTCGTAGACAAACGCATCTATCCAGCCTACGTGCCAGACACGGCCGTACTGCCTTGCATCATGTACGAAAGGAAACCGGATCAGAATCAGAGTCGAGAAAACATCGACGGCACCGTAGACCACGTGCGCGCTGTCTACAAGCTCAACTGCTACGCCGCGCAGGAGGCATTCCCCGCTGCCCAGGCCGCAGCCGATGCGGTGACGGCAGACCTGCGCAACTATCGGGCAGCGCTGGCCGGACTCACGATTCACAGCATCTGGCACAACAAGACCTATACCGACTACGACGGCATCAACAAGCGTCAACGTGTTACGGTGGAACTGGAAATCTGGTACACTTAACCCACCACAACACCCCCATCGCCTCGTCACGCCCCCGCATCAGCCTGCCCTTCCAGGCAAGGAGAACAACAAACCATGACCGCTCCTCTCTCCCTCACCGCCACCATGAAGCTGGCAAAGCAAGCCAGCAAAGGCACGCCGGCCACCGAAGACTTCATCTGCGGCCGCTTCGTCCAGTCCTCGCTCCAGTCCGTGATGCAGTACATCGAGGCGCAGGGCGAGCACCACTGCGGCGTCAACGTACGTGCCACGCTGCGCAAGACACTCAGTCGCGTCGGCGGCTACGTCGTGCCCTTTGGTGCGCAGGGCTTTCTCTATCCCGACCTGGTGGGCATGATCGCCCTGGGGTTGGGCTTTGGCATCAACAGCACGGCTGCGCTGAAGAATGAAATCCAGACCGTCACCATCACCGGCGCCCCAACCGGCGGAACCTTCACGCTGACCTCAACCGACACCACGTCCGCCATTCCCTTCAATGCAACCGCCCTGCAAGTGCAATCTGCACTCGAAGGCATTGCGGAGATCGGTGAGGGCAACGTCATCGTTACCGGCGCCGCTGGCGGCCCCTACACAGTCACGTTCACCGGCGCCCTGGCCGGAACCAATGTTGCCACGATGACAGAAGACCACGCGGGCCTCACAGGCGGCACGACGCCTGGCGTCACCGTGGCATCGGTGCAGAATGGCGCAGCCGGCGTCGTAGGAAGCGGGCATATCGCCACCATCGCCAACCGCGATGACGCCGCGTGGCTCACCGCCATCCACAGCTACGGGGAAGGCGCAGAAAAGTTTGAGCTGCGCGCCACCGACGCCCGCATCGAGCAATTGGTCATCGAAGCCAACACCCGCGGCGTCATGGCCACCTTCGCCGGCCTCGGCATCAAGGAGGACGCGGCCACCGGCAGCGAAACCGGTTCGCTGGAAAACGAAGCCATGATCCTGCCATCAAAGGGCGCCTGCACCATCAACATTGAAAGCCAGCCATTCACCACCTCGCTGCGCGGGCTGCGCTTTCTAATCTCCAACCCCACCGACAAGAACGAGCAGAACCTCTTTGCGCTGGAACGCTCCGACTTGCCCTCCACCGGCATCGAGTGCGGCTTCTCGGCCCAGGGGCTGGACCTCAGCCGCGATGTCTACAAGCGGCTCAACTGGGGCGGCCTCAGCGGCGTCGGCCCGGTCACCGACGCCGTGTCGGGCGACATCACCTTCCGCTTTGAGAGCGCGGAAAAGATTCCCACCGACAACGTACCGTGGCAGCTTGAAGTGACCATCCCCCGCTGCGAATTCCGCATGGGCAACTTCCAGGCGCGCGGTCGCGACCTGATCCGCTTCGACCTGGCCGGGCTGATGATCGACGACGAGAACTCGTTCGCCAACCCCATCACGATGAAGCTAGTCAACACCGTCGGATCCTACTGAGGATAACCATGCCGGATCTGCAACCGTCCGTTCAGAACATCTATCCTGGAGAAGCTCGCTTCCCGGCTGGCGCGCGGCGTCATTGGCGGCGACGGTGACCACCGGTAACGAGGCCAAGATGACGCCACCGGGCTGCGAGCATCCAAATGTCTGCCAACTGCTCATCGGGTGGTACGTGCTCGCCGGCGCCGCCCTGGCAGCAGCAGTCGTCATCTTCATCGCCACCCTCATCGAGATATGGCGACACCGACCATGAAACGCAGGCCAGGCATTCGCAAGCATCCAACCTGGCACAGAGTCAGAGACAACACAAGGAGCCGTATGCAAAGCACCATCACCTATCTCTACGACGCCGACGACGACACTCCCTTCGAAGCAATGCGCCTCGTTGCGCAGACGCTGAAGATCAAGGGCGTGGGCGACCACGCGCGCATGGCGCAAGAAGCCGTCAACCAGTGGCGCCACGAATGCGGCCTGGATGCCGTGGTCCCTGAGCCTGTCGAAGGGCAGACGCCTGCCAAAGAGCCGACGCCTGCCAAAGAGCCGACGCCTGCCAAAGAGCCGACCCAAGAACAGATGGTCGTCTACCAGGCGTATCTACGCTGGGCCAAGTGCGCCGCCGCCGCCAAGAAAGTCCTCGTCGTGCGCCGCGGCAAAAAGAGCAAGGGACTCGACATCGACGCGCCAGACGGTTGGCCCTGGGAAGAAACCAGCCTCGCCGCCATCGGCCTGAACAAGCCGCAAGGCGCGCTCGAACTGCCCGTCGATCTGCTCGAAGCCTGGGAACGCGCCACGGATATGGTCAATCCGGGCGTCTTCGGACGCAACAATCTCACTTCCCAGGCGAAAAAAAAGACGGGAGTCCTGTCGGTGACGTAGACCAGCGTGACATGATCGACGATTTCCTGACGGAAATCCTGAATCCGAAGCCGGACACCGGCTTCATTACGGACGAAGATCTGGAGCGAGCTGAGCGTGAGAAAGTGCCTCTCTGCGACGAAGCGAGTCTCCAGATTTTTCGTATCTGGTATCAGTTCGGCGGCATGAAGCGCCCCCTGACCCCCGTCGAAGCCGCCGAAATGCCGGCATGGCTGGCGCGTGACTTTGTCTATCTGCTCGCCCGCATCCGCCAGCTCGGCGACGCCGACGTCAAGCTGGGGCAGTGGGTGGAGCGCAACATCTATCACGAAGCCAGCCAACACGAGCGGCTCTATCCACCCAAGAATCCGTGGGATTGACACAGCAAGGTGACGACCAATGCCCATTCTGGAAGACCTGTTCAGGCAGCCAGCCCCACCCAAGCCAAACGCTCCTTCGACTAGCTCAGGAACCGACACGCCGCTCTTCCAGCCCGGCGCCGACAGCGCCAACCTCGAAGCCGACTACTACGAACTGGCGCGCCAGGCCGACGAAGAATACCGCAATCGCCCTGACGACGGCTCCAACTGGCTGACCGACATGCAAAAATGGTGGGATCGCAATCCTGGCTTCACCTATGCCAGATTCGTAACCGCCGACATCTTCGCGCAGCCACCGGAAATCTTAGCGCAACCACCGGAACCAAATGCTGCCGCGCCCGACAATCCGTTCCAGGCGCTGCTGCAGTTCCGCATGCCCTTCGGCGAGCTCAGGGACAGCTCCTTCGGAGAACCTGGCAAGCCAAACGCTCCTTCAACTAGCTCAGGAACCGACACGCCGTCGGACCCGCTCGACCAAAGCGTACAAGGCAGCCGTCGGCGCTTCCAAGGCCCCGCCCAGCAGCCGACCGAAGAAACGCGGCAAGGCATCGGCCTGCTCGAACGAACGATGGCCTTCTTTGTCAACTGGGGTGGCTTCAGCGAGTTCACCTACAACACGCCGCTTCCCGGCGTCAACACCACTGGTGCGCATCTCACGGCCAAAGGCATCGAGCTGCATCAAAACACCGCCATCATGAATCAGGGCGCACGGCTCGCCTGGCTCAACCCCGACCTTACCCATGAATACACGACCGGAGGCAGAGCCGGCGTCAGCACTGCCGTCAGCAACTACGATCTCGCCATCCAGTACAGCGATCCCGACTACTGGGGCATGACGCCGGAGCAGGCCACCGAGTTCGCCATGGCGCCCCGCGGACTCGTGGGCATGAAGCAGCCCTGGTTCAACAACCAGATGCTGCCCAACCCCAACGCCAACCAGGGCATGTCAGACGCAGAACTCATGCGTTATCAAGCCGAGTGGATTCTCAACCGCGACCGCGACGTCGAAACCATCGCCACCCAAGCCGCCATCCTGCTGCAGGTCGCCCAAAGCGACATCGACCACAGCCAGGACCCCCTCGTCGTGCAACTGCTCAAGGACCTGGGCATCCCCACGCCGGAAGAACTCACCCAGCGCCAAACACAGCTGCGCGGCGATCCCATCTACCGACAAGGCAAGATCCTAGGCTACGAGTCATCCGACCAGCCCCTCATTCCTGCTTTCGACAGCCTGACCACCCAGGCCCTGCTGCAGCAGGGCTACACGCGCGAACTCATCGCCAGCTTTGCCGACCCAGAACGCTACGCCGCAATCTACAACACACCCGAATTCTTCGACGTGCTGGCCTCCGTGCGCACCGTCGATGCGCTCGAACGCACGATGGGACTGCACCAGGTGCAGGATCAGGCGATCCCGCTGCTCAACCAGATGGGGTTTGACATCGCGCTGGGCACGGACACGCTCATCGGTCTGTTGGGCGATGCCTTTGGCATCAGCGGCAAAATGTTGCGCGCCGGCGCGCAGCTTGGCATCCTCGAAGACGCCACCACGCCCACCGCCGCCGAAAAACTGGTACGCAAAGCGGCCGGAGAGAGCGTCATGGGGCCGCTCACGGAGATCGAGGCTGCGCGCCGCCTGCGAGAGGCCAAAGCCGCCGGCCGCACGCCATCGTCATGGCGCTTCCTGAACGACACCGCCCAGACCGTCGCCAACTTGGGTGGCAACGTCAAACGCGCCGCCCAAGCCGCCGCTGGCGTCGGCATGGCTGGATTCGGCGCGTTCAGCATGTGGAGTCTGGGGACCGGCGATGACCCATCCATGGACAGCGAAGATCGGATTACTGCTCTTACGGCCGGTTCGGGCTTTGGCATGATGGGTATGCTTGGCGTAGCCGGCATGACACGCCAGGTGGCTGCCAATCTGGCCGGCAACCGTGCCACCGTCGGCGAACTCTCCACCGCCGAAGCCAACCGCACCTTCAACAACGTCCGCCTGCTGCGCAACCGCGACGCGCTGGCCGAGACCGCCACCTATCAGCGCTATATGCGTGAAAGCGCTGGCGCCTGGAGCGCCATCCTGCGCGACGAGCGGCCGCGCTATGTCATCGACATCGAGACGACGCTCAAGGGCGGCGACATCTTTCAAGTCGCCCTGCGTCCCCTCGAAGGCGGCGACACGCTGGAATGGCTCATCAAGCCACCGTCAGGCGTCGATGCCGGCCTTGACGCCAGCAAAGAAGCCTACCAGCGCGCCATGCAATCCGGCATGTCCCAAGAACAGGCCATGCAGGAGATCGGCCAGGCGCTGGGCGGCTCCGCCATCCTCATCGGGCACAACGTGGCCGGCTTCGACCTGCCCCGGCTGCTCAAGGCGGGGCTACAGGGCGACTACACGCCCGTCGATACGCTGGCCATGGCGCTCCACGCCGGCGTGCAGACGCCCACCAACGAACTCACCCTCGGTGCGCTCTTCAAGCACTTCACCGGCAGCGAACTGACCGGCGCGCACGACGCCTCCGTAGACATCGCGGCCACCGCCGAAATCTACAACCAACTCAAGCCGGCCGTCAGCCGCGGCATCGGCGAGGAACTGGCGCGGCTCACCGGCCTCAACCTGCCCGAGACGCCCCTGGCCGAACTCAACCCCCGCGCTCTGCCCGGCAGCCTCAGCGACCTCCTGCGCCGGCAGGAGACCACCTACCGCATCGAAGACCGGCTTGACGCCGTCTACGCCGCCTTCCCGGGCCTCTCCCAAGCCAAGATCATCGAAAAAATCCAGACCGGTGATTTCCAGTCCTTCGAGCAGTATCTGGCCGTCTACGGCAAGGCCGACGGCGCAGTCGCTCTGGAAGCGCTGACACACCGCGAAACCGAATTCTACCGCCAGCGCGGGCAAGACTTCAACACGGCGCTGCAGGTCTACGAGCAGCGCGCCAAAAAGTCCATCCTAAACCGCATCTGGACGGCCGAACCGCAGTATTCGGTTGGGCAGGTCGAGAACGTCTACAGCTACCTGCTGTCGCAGTATGAAGGCTACAGCCCCATCTACCTGGCCGACATGCTGCCCTCGCTGCCCTACCGTGAGAACACCAGCAGCGCGCCCTTCTGGGCGGAACTGCTGAGCCGTGCCAACTATCAGGCCGGCGCGCCCAACATGCCCGCACCGCAGACCCCTGGCCCCAAGGCTATGTCCCCGCTCCAGTTTCTGGAAGAGATCCGCACCCGGCTGGGCACGCAGGAAGCGCAGACGCCGGAAACCTACGCCGAGATGATCGAGGATGCGCTGGGCGTGGCCGAACGCGCCGGGCAGATCAAGCTCAACGACCTGGTGGCGCAGAAACAGTACGTGGCCTGGCTGGAAGCCAACCCGCAGTACGACATCCGCCGCGGCCTGACCGCCGAGCAGTGGCAGCAGTACGGCGACACGCCCATTGCCGAACTGCCGGCCAAGATCCAGCGCAGGCTGCTCGGTGAGCCGCAGGAACCGCTGCTCGTAGCCAAACAAAGCAGGGAGGTCTACGACAACCGCGGCGGCACAGCGTCGCTGCCCACCGCACGCCATTTCAAGCTGCCGGGCGCCACCGGTGGACAAGACCGCAGCAACAACCCAGTCCTTGACGCCTTGCGCAGCCGCATGACGCGCGAGTATGGGCGCAACCTCTACGGCGCCCAGGAACCGCAAGTCATCGACGCGCTGCAGACTGTGCTCGACGCCGCCGATGACTTCGGCGTAGAACTCTCGCCCACCGCCCGTTGGGCTTATGAGATGTCCCAGGAACTGCTGCTCACCGCCGGCGACAGCAACAGCGAGATGCTGCGCATCGCCGCCGACCCCAACGATCCGGACATTCTGAACAAGCTGCTGGGGCTCAACGAGTTAGGCCCGCAGACCGGCATCCGCGTCGATCTGCGCGGTATGCGCAGCAGAGCCGTCATCGACCCGGAAACCAACCTGGCGCAGTTCATGCTGGAAGTGCCGATCTCCTACGTCGATGAGTGGAACCCGCGCTACTCCTACGCCAACCGGCCCGAAGACTTGACCACCGCCTATCTCAACATCGAGATGGCGCAGCACCAGCAGCGCACCGGCGGCGCCGAGCGCGCCCTGGGTCTCACCACCGCCGCCGAACTGGAAGGCGTACTGACGCCGGGCGCAGCCGGTCAAGACCCCCACCCGTACAGCAACTTCACGCAGACGCAGCTGGTGGAGGCTGCGCAGGCCGACACCGCCAACCTCATCAACGAAGCGCTCTCCAACATTTCCCGCGGCCAGGGCGACCGCCGCCTGCCCGGAACCTACCGCAATCTGACCGTCAGCAGCGGCAAATCGCCGGAAACCTGGAACGAACTGGCGGCCGCCTACGCACAGAACCGCATCATGCAGCGCGTCGGCCTGTCGGCAGACTTCGACAAAACCCAAGCCTATGGGCTGGGCATGGACACCGGTGACCTTCTGCGCGACAACGCCGCCAACGCCGGCCTGGAGGTCACCGACGCCGGTCAGGTGCTGGTCGGCGCCGACGCAGATCGCGTCTTCACGAACATCAACTGGCGCGCCTTCGAGACGCAGATCGGCAGAAACGACCCGCTGCAGATCGGGCCGGCCGCCGACCCCGCCAACCCCTTCACCTTCGACATCAACAACCTGCCCACCGGCATGCAGGTGACCACCCGGCTGGACGGCGGCGAGCAGATCGGAACCATCGTCAGCCGCCTCAGAGACGGCAGCTATCGCGTCGCCTACGAACGGCCAGCCGCCAACACCTATCCCGAAGCGCCCACCAGCGCCGGCGTCAGCTTTCACGATGGCAGCTACACCGGCGACGATTCCAGCGCCATCTTCTACCGCAACGTGCGCCTTGAAGACATCGCCGACCCCACCGCGCCGGGCAGCGAAATGCTCATCCAGCCTCTGCGCAAGGCGGCGGTCATCGCGCAAGACGACACTCGCGCCACCACAGCCGAGAACAGCGTCGAATATCAGGCGCAGCGCCTAATCTACAATCTGCTTTTGCGGCAAGAGGGCGACCAACCCGTCCAGATCCACGGCATCAACAAAATCGACCCCGAAGTGCTGCGCCGCGCTGATGAGATCATGCAGCAAAGCCGCTCGCTGCGCGGCTACTTCAGAGGCTCCGACGCCGACACCAGCATCAACTACTTCCTCGACTGGGACAGCTACGACTACAACGTCGACACCATGCTGCTGCGTCCCGGCGCGCCGGAAGTCATTGAGCAAGGCGGCCGGGTGCGCGTGGACCCCTACCAGACCAGCAGCGCCCGCTCAGCCGACTACCTGATTGACCGCGAACTGAACGAACTGGCCACCGCGCCGCCCAGCATCACCAACCTGCAGCGCCGCGACACGCTGAGCAGCCTGCTCGACGCGCTAAGCAGCGAGGCCGGGCGCGGCGCCATCACTCCCGACACCATCACCAGCGCCCGGCGAGCACAGACGACGTACAGCGACATCTTCGCCACGGCCCAAGAGTTCGGCATGACCGCCATCCTCAAAAGCGTCACCGAGGAAGGCGGCATCGAATACGCGCTGCGCCCGCGTATCGACACCGACCCCAACGCCGTCAACCCCGAAACCCTGACCCGCCTGGGCGAGCGTGCCGGCGCACTCTTCCAACAGACATCGCACCAGGTCGCCGCTGCCGGCGGCAACACGCTGGCTGCGCTGCGCGCCCGCATCGCCGGCTGGCAGCAAAATGCACAGCCGGCCGCCAGCGTCGCCGACGAAAGCGTTCGCCTGTTCAACCTGGAAACACAAACCGCACAAGACTCCACGTGGCAGGCCGTGCTCGATGCAGAGGCCAGGCTACTCGAACTGCTCAAAGAAGAGCCTAAACAGAAGCAGCCCAAAGCGCAGCCGGCGCCACCGCCACCGCGACCGGAGCGCCCCATCCCCATCGAAGAACCCATCGGCGACGTTGCGGAGCCGATTCCCTACGCCGAAGCGCTGACCAAACAGGATCCTGCCTGGAAAGCCGCCGTGGAAGCGGAAGCCAAACTGTTCGACACAGAACAGGCGCGCACCACACTCAGCAACAAGATCGCCCTGCGCCAGCCGCTCAACCCAGCGGAACTGCGTCAGGCGCAGGAACTGGGTCTGCTGCAAGACAAGGTCTTCGTGCAGTTGCTGCAAGGCAACTACCAGCTCACGGGCAACGGCATCATCGTGGCCGACCAGGGGCCGCGCGCCGGCGACGAGATCATCGACGCCAGCGGCGAGACTATCCACTACACCCAACGCTGGCGCGAGCAGGCCGGCATCCGCATCTACACCGACGTCAATCAGGCGCTAGGCGCAGAGCGCCAGACTCTTTCCAATTTTGAATTGGAGCAGGTCATCGTCTACGACGCGCAAGGCAACATCCTCAAACCGCCCAAAGATAGCGGATTCAAACCATCCCCCACCGACAAAGCTGGCATGGCCAAATGGGAGGCTGCACACGCCGCAGAAATCGAATGGCGCGAGTTGATAAAAGCGATCGTCAACGGCGATACAAGTAAGGGAACCATCGTTCGCCTGGGTCAGCTCGAAACGCCTGGCGGCAGCAAGCACTATGACTTCGAGCCTGACCCTTTCCGCGAACCGATACCCGGCACGCTGGACGAGATTCGCGAGGCCGACTTCGCCCCAGGCGACCTGGACGCGCACCCCAGCGACGCCCTGCTCTACCTGGATGCTGAATCGGGCACGTGGCGGCGCATCGACGACCCGGACAACGCGTTCGAGTACCCGCTGGATCTCTCAAAACCATTCGACGATTACGAGCTGAACACCCCGTACTGGGACACCAAGCGCAACCGCGTGGCCTTCGCCACCGACAAAGACCTGCGCGGCAAGCGAACACAACAGCATTCAGTCCTGGTCCTGGATCGCGAAGCTGCGCAGCAATCCATTGAAGCCGCCGGCATGGAATGGTGGAAAGGCGAAGGCGATCTCCCCGCAGTCTTCACGGCTAACCCCAACCAGCAGACCCTGGAGGCGCTCGACGCCGGCCGCGTGCGGGCATTGCAGGCCAACTTCATCACGCAGGAAACCTACATCAACGGCCGCCGCTATGCGCCTGCCGGCTTCGTCGCCGGCCCGCCCATCGATCCAGACAAGGCCCTCGGCAGCCCAAAGAGCGCGCGCCAGCAGCAGCGCAGCGCAACCACTGGCGGCAAGCGCCAGGCGCAGGCGCAGGACGCCGTCACCTTTTTCAAGACGCTCAGCGGGACAACCGCCTACTGGGTGCTCGACAAGTCCGGTAACTTTACCCGCGCCAGCCGCCGCACCAACACTGTCACCGGTCAGGTCTTTGACCCCAAATTCCCTAACCAGATCGCACAGTATGCCGTCCAGCAGGGCAAACGTTGGGTTCCCGCAACCAGCGACACGCCGGGCGCAATGCAAATCTGGCGCACCCGCGCGCCGGGGCAAGACGAGCCAAGCGTCAGCATGGGCTTGTTCCGCAGCGGCGACGCCACGACCGGCACAAAACCGCAGTGGGTGCAGCACGTTGACCTGCTGGACTGGTACAAGCGAGTGCAGGCAGTCAAAAACGACGCGCTAGCGCCCGAACTGCAAGCCCACGCCGCCGACCTGCGCAAAGAGCTGATCGCCGAAGGCGACAAGAAAACTGCAACAGAAAGCACCGATGTACAGCTTCTGCTGAGCGAACTGCGCCAGGAACTGGACGACGCCAGCAAGGCCGGCGCGTGGCAGGTGCGCGGCCAAAATCTGCCGCCAAATTTCAAGGGCCAACTGCCCACCTACGAGGACCTGATCGCCCTGACCTACGGCGGCGGTCTACCGCGGACGCAGGAAATGCGCATGGAAGCGCAGCAGCAGCGCGCCCAAGCCACCAAAGCCGCGGGCAAGGTCATGGATCTGCTGGAAGAAGAAGACTTCCTGATTGACACCGACCCGGAAATCGTCGCCAGAGCTGAAGCAGAAGCCGAACGCGCCACGCTCACGATGGCGGCTGAGCAAGCGGGATACGGCCTGTCGTTGGCGCAGCAGGGCGCAGCACTCGTCGGCCAGACGTGGCTGCACAACGGTCAATCTGTGACCATCGAAGCCGTTGTCCCGCCGCCCGCCTACTCCACCGCACTGGAACGCACCGGCATCCCCCCCTGGCATGGCTTTGAGACAACCACCGTGCCGGGCGCCAGCCGCGCCACGCCGGCCCACATGAACCTCGCTGACGAAAATGTCATGGTCAACGTGGTGGGCGCCGACGGG